TACAAGCAGACTTGATGTTTGGCGATCCCAAGTGGCAAGCATTTAGCATGAGCGGTGCTGCAGAAGGTAGCAAACTGACCGGCATGAGCCGTCATGTTATTCTGGCCAGCATTGTTGCTGCCTTACATCCAGGGCTCAAATGGAGTTATAAACACGGACTGGTCGATAGAGTCACTAATACCACAATTGAAGATGGTAAAAGTCCAGCTACACTTAGTAAAATAACAGGCATTCCGGCCGCCAAGTTGAATTCAGCCGACGATATCCTGGATGCTATCAGCAAAAGACCCAACTACGACCAGTTGGTTGCAGCAGCCAGAGAAACCTTGGCCAAGAGTGATATTCAATTGCCCGAGGCAGCACCTGCTCCGGGGACTGCGGCTTGGTTTAGAACATACACGGATAAACTATCGTAATGTATTTTGAATTTGTTGAATACTTAATGGAGGCTGCTAATCCTAGAACTCCACATCCTGAAGATGCAATACTGTCGGGTAGTGCCGCCGCAGCTCAACAAATAGCCGGTCTAAAATCTGTGATATCCAATCCGGCCAATCTTACTATCAAATGGGACGGTAAACCTGCTCTTATTTTTGGTAGAGACAAAGACGGACAATTGGCGATCATGGACAAGTACATGTTTGATGCCGGCTTTCTAGCAAAAAATGTAGAAGATTGGAAACGTTATGATGCACAAAAGGCATCGGGCAATCTTAGAGGTAGCCTCTATGGTCTATTAGAAACAATTTGGCCTGCGCTAAACCAAGCAGTACAAGGACCAGGTTTCTATTGGGGCGATTTGCTTTATGCAGGACAGCTACAACCAATGCAAGGAAAATTTGTTTTCCAACCCAACCTAGTTGAATACAGAATAGCCGCCAACAGTGCTCTAGGAAAGATTATTGCAGGATCTGTTGGTGGAATTGTAGTGCATCAATATTTTGATAGTGTGGGCGGTCAACCCGCTCAATGGAATGGCAAGGGACTAGCAAACGTGCCCGGCGGTATTGCTATTATTTCTCCCACAGCAGGTAATAAATTTACGTTAAAAACTCCAGTACAACAAGAACGTGCAGCAGATGCAGCCTTAAAAAAATATGGCGCAGCAGTAGATGAATTGCTAGGATCTGTTCCACAAAGCACTAGAGATAGAATAAAAACATACTTTAATAAATTTATTACTAAGCAAACCACTGAGCCTTTGCACACATGGTTGGCCGCAAATGTTAGTAAAGTTCAATATAATGCCTTAGCTGGTGATGATAATACTGGAAAATTATTTGCACAAGACCCCAGTGGGGAAATAGTAGAGAGTCCTGGGTATGTTGGGCTTAAAGCAATCTGGAACAGCATTTACGCTTTTAAACAACACTTGGCCAAACAGCTGGCATCACAAGTGCAAGGCATTGAAGAATATGTAAATGGACAGCCCGCAGGCGAAGGTTTTGTGTTTCCAACGGCCACAGGCCTAGTCAAAATTGTAGATAGAGAAGTGTTTAGCGCCGCTAATTTCGCGAAAATGAACTAGTTAGTATAAATATTAACATGCGATAAAACGCAAATAATTAAGGAGAAATAAAATGCCAATCGGAGTAACTAAAGTACACGGCAGTTCGGCCGGTGTAAACAACGTAGGGTCGGGTCAGAGTTTTGCTAACGCAGCAATCATCAACACTGGTATTGCACCACCTATCACAGCATACAAAATCACCGCTCTAGGTGCAACTGCTAACCTAGCAGCTGAACTAGATGATCCAAGTGGTGCTGGTGTAGTCGGCGCAGTCGAAACACTAATGAAAGTAATTACAAATAACGCTTCAGTTCTAGCATATCAAGTTGACCCTAACGGTTCAACTGCACAGTTGAGCGTAATCACCGAGCGTAGTTCTTGGACCGATTCAGATCTACAAGTGGCTATTCGTGCCCTAGGTGGCAACATTGGTTCACGCGGTAATGTATTCCCTGCACTAGCAACTGTTAGTTCAACAGGTGGTATCAAGTTAGCTTAATTTTAAATTAAGTGAAAGAAGCAGACTTCGGTCTGCTTTTTTTATGATTAGTATAAATATTAACATGCGGTAAAACGCAAATAATTTAGGAGAAACAAAATGCCAATCGGATTAGATCGTAGCGCAGGCTACTTTTTTGCAGGTACAACAGGAACTTTGATCGAGCCAGGACAAAGCGTTGCATTATACGCGATTAATGCAGGTGTTAATTTATCATCTGAGGATGACGCAGCAAATGAAGCATATGAAGCTATCATTCAAGCATTTCCACCAGTGTTATTATATTTTGCACATGCAACAAGTGGTGTTATCAGTGTAATCTGCGACGGTGTTAATGCACCAGATGCAAGTGCATTACAGACAGCATTACAAGCAATTGGTACTAAGAAAGGTTCTGTGAACCTAGGCAGCGCAACTGTTACCAACGGTACCAGCTTTGTAGTATCGTAATTTTTAAATTGCAATAGAAAAGCAGACTTCGGTCTGCTTTTTTTATGATTATAAATATCTATATGAAATTTTATACTGGCATAACATTGGTTGACATTACTGCTACTGGCATTACTAGACACAGAGTTGGCCAAGAAGTCAAACGTGATCAACAGAGGAATTGGGAAACAGTATTACAGGTAATAGGGTTGAGATCGCAGCCACAACTAATTGAAGGACCAATCTGTGCAGAATTTGAAATTGACGAAACTGGCGGATTTGGAGAAATGTATTTTGGAAAACAGCGTGTATGGATTTTTTGTTTTGGAGTCGAGCACGAAGATGTATTTCTTGAAGACAAAGACCCAGTTGGTGGACTAGATCGAGATTTTGCTCAAGTTCCTATAATTTGCGGACTAGACGAAACTGCAAGATTTATACTACCAATTTTTTATCCTTATGGTGCTATAAAAAACATATACTTTAAAACTGGCAGAATGAACTTAAATACAATTTAAATCATTGGCATTTTAAGGCATTTTCTTTATGGCTCACCATCTAGGTATATTAACAGAACCCTGCATTTTTATAGAAAGAAGTAAAACAAAATGGCAGCAAGCGAAAGAGCAAGCCTTGAAGCGCACGTGGATTTATGCGCTGAAAGATACAAGGCATTGGAAGACAAACTAGATAAACTAGAACAGCGTATGCACACGATGGAAGAACACATCATAATCATACGCACGAAGATATCAGAATCGGCAGCAGAAGCTACCAGCAAAAGTAGCGGGCAGTTGATCACTGTTGGCACAGCATTTGGCGTAGCAATGTTAACTGGTTTAATTATGGTTATTGTACAACTCATTTTAAAATAATAATGAAGATAGTAGAACTCTTAAATAAAGTTAGATTACCAATAACAAACGAAGAAGCAGACATCTTAGGGAAATTTAGCGAATCCGTAGAAATACAAAAAAAAGATTTAAGCCCACGGGAAGTACTACTGGCTAATCAATTGGTAAACAAAGACATACTATACAGAAAAAATGACGAAGGGCGCATTTACTACAAAAAGAAAATCTAATTTTGAATCTGCAAGAGCAGCTTTTACAGAATTCGGACTCAATTATATTCAATCATGGACTCGCCAAGAACTAGCAAAATATAGATCAGAACCTGTAGTTATTCCTGTTGGGGACTACAGGTTTTTTGTTGGCCCGTTTCAAATAGTTGGAAAACATACCTATTGCTGGACTGTGAGCCAATTTGATGACAAACATGTGCATGATTTTGTAGATAAAATTACAGCAATTTTGTATTGTTTGTACGAAACACGTGGACAGTTTACCCAAGCTGCTAGCCTACTAGAGCTAGATAAAAAAATAGGAAAACTAAGCTCTGATATCACACATTACGAAAAGTCATTGCAACGAAAAAAACAGGATAGTTTTAAAAAAGATGTTGCATATAATAGACTATTAGATGCTAGAATGCAGCGTAAAGATTCGATACAGATTTTGAAAAAAACTTTAATTTCGGCTAAATACTTTAACTTTAGGAACAACAGCTATGAGACTAACAGAAATGGGCATCAAGCCCACAGCAAAAAAAATTAACAAAGTAATGGAAAGCCGTTTTGGCGTTAAGATTGATTATGCTAATCTTGACTTTAAACGTGCTTATGTATTGGCACGTGGTCTAACTGAAAGTCTAGATCAAATCAAACACAGTCATGGTGTACACGTAGCAGAAAAGAATCCCAAGTACATGGAACTCTTAATGGTACGTGAAGGCCTACATCGCTGGATGGTAGAGAACAAGCAACAACTTATCATGGAAAGCGAAATGGGCAAGAGCCAGGCTATTCTAGCTGCTAAGGACATGGTTGACAGTATCCAGGACATGCTAGAAGAAGTTAGTAAAATGCAAAACGAGCAGATGCCTGCGCTACTAGACACTATCCGTGACCAAATTGGTATGGAACAAGCTGATGCATTCAAAGCCGCAGTTGAGCCATTATTAGCAAACATGAGCCAGCAGTTAAGCTCGGCACGTGGAACAGCAGATACCGCAGCTCGTGCATTGGCCGGTGAGCAAGTAGCACAGCCAATGGGAATGGGAATGGGAATGGGTGCAGCCCCAGGTGCAATGCCCGACGGTATGCCGGCTCCTAGTATGGGTAGTGACATGGACACAGACGAATTTGCTGCCACTGATGCAGCAGCCGGACCCAATGTGGTAGGTAGAGAAAAACGTTAATGCGTATTCGCGAAATTATTACCGAGGACGCAATCGACGAAATCCTCGAAGATGAAGCAGCTGATCCTGTCATTCTAGATTTAATGAACATTCTTGAAACTATGAGAAGCCGTGCTCATGACACACATGCGGTGCCAAGAGTACGTGCTGATTCGTTAATTAATTTAGTTCAGATTCAGCATCCTCAATTTACCTTAGATATACTAGAGCAAGCATTATCTAATAATGAGGCTTTAAAATCTCTTATCAAAGATGTCAAAGATGATGCAACAGGAGTAAAGTATGTATACCTAACTCCATTTGCAGATGACAAAGAAGAAGCAGCAATTGGCGATCCAAATGCGCCAAGAACTCCCCCGGAGCGCACTGTGGACTCGATGGCCAAATCAGCT